GATCGCAGCGCCGCCTTTGATCGGCTGCCCACTTTACGAGCGCAGCGCTGGCGCAGTTGTGGGCATTGAGGGTAGTGAAATCCAATTTGCATCCGAGTACCTCCTCGATCCCGGTTTTCCATTTCTCATCCCTGGCGCTTGCCTCCTTAACCGCGAGCCCGAGATCATGGCGGCAAGCCTCAAGCTGGGCAACTGTCTCATTCCAGCATTGGCGATCCTGCTCGAGTTGCGTGCGCAGGAACTTACAGTCTGCGCGCAACCTTTCGTTTTCCTCGAGGAGCACAGTGCTCATTTTGCGCTCGCGATCGAGCTCCGCGGCCGTCTCAAGGTTAGGGTTTAACGCCTTGAGATCAGCAATTGCCTGCTCGATTGCCTGGGCACAACACGCTATATCCGGCTCGTAAGTAAACGCCTTCATGGCGTACTGAATTATGGGTTTCATTTGTTTCCGATCTGTGGTCTGACTTTGGGGTTTTGCTCTTCAAATTCCGTGAGTACCGCCAGGACTTGGAAGAGGTTTTCTTGGCGCATTATGGTGTAGCGCAGGAACATGATCCCGCACCTGCAGCGCTCGCAGAACGGGCCCCCATGGTTCACCCTGGCCGCGTTTCCGATGCCGCTCGCCTCGCACTTTTTGTGCGTGTCAGGGCACGGAATCTTGCATTTGCAGGTTTCGCACAAGTGCCAGTGATCGACTGGCCCTTCGCAGAGTGGCTCCGCGATCATTCCGGAGCTCCTCTCTCTCCATCGTTGCACCCGTCAAATTCCATTTGCGGCTCATTCTGGTTCACCTCCGCCAGTGCCTGCAGCGTAAAGCGGCTCACAGGTTCAGCGCGGTACTCTTCCACTAACTTGAGCGCGATCTCCTCACTCACAGGCGAAATGCAATAGATCGCTTCCGGCCGGTAAAAGCGCGTAAAAGCTTTTTCGGTTTTCACCTCCGGCACGTCGACGCGCAGGAAAGCGCCTCCGGCGATCGTTGTTTCAGTGCACTTGCCGATGATCCGGTTGTGGCCGAACAGTTCGACAAGACACCATTCTGAAAAACTGGCTGCAGGTTCATTCGTGGCTTGGGTCATAACGAGTGGTATTTACGAGTTTAAGGATGCGAGCGGGGATCTTGTAACGGCGCTCAGAGCCGGAGCTCGAGCCGGCTGGCGCTTTGGGTTTCGGCCAGCAATGCCAGCGCATACAATCGCCGCACTGCCAGGAGATGAGGGATGAGGTGCACAGCGAGCCCAAAAACTTATCCAGTGCTTTCTTGCTGAGAAAAGCCGGGAGGTTCGCCACCTCGCAGATCGGCGCGCCTCCTGGCCAGCGTGCGGGAGCGAGACTCATTTTGTTTCTTTCTCGAGTCGATCAGCCAACTCATTGAGATGGTTTCGGGTGCAGGATCCCAAGTCGCACAGCGCCGCGGAGTACCTCAGCGCTTCTGATTGGATCCTGGCTATATCCTCGATATCGGCAAACGTCCAGCGCCCTCCGTCTTGCTTATAGAGCCGGTTAAGCTCGAGCTTCCACTCCTGGGCGCTTTTTATTTTCATGGCTTGCGGATCCTGGCTGGGATCACATGATACCCGGGCGTGACGTAAGTTGCCTCCTCGGAGAAAGCGCTCTCGAGCCCGAGAAAGTTGTAAGCCGTGATGGCAAAAAAATACGGAGTGTTTGTCTGCAGTCCTCGCAATTCCCAAGTTAAGAGCGAGCCGCAGTTGACCGAATTGGTGTAAACGCGCTGGCCGTTACCCCAATAAAGCCGATACCCATCAGTGCCGGGAGTCGGACTTGGATCCCATGCGAGCCTTACTCCTGGCTCCTCCCAAACGCGATAAAACGCTGGCGACGGCTCGCGCACGACGTAAACGCGCAGGTTGGTGTTGGTCACCTCTGACCAGCTAAACAGGTTGGGTGAGTTGAAAACGTGCACGGGCCCTGCGTTGGTCCACTCGAGGAGCAGACTCAAACTCTTTGCTGTCTCCGCCAGGGCGGCGCGAGGTTTGTATTTCACTTTTGGCGGGAGCGGCACAGCCGGCGTGCGAGTCGCCGGCCGTGCGCAACCGAAAAGGAAAATCAGGCTAAGCAGCGCCAGATTTTTCATCATCATTCTCTTCCCCGGGTTCGACTTTGACGGTACGGACCTTGGCATGATTTTTACCTTTTTTGAGGAGCAATTCTTGATCCCCGAAACGGTAGCGCTCGATCCCTTTCTCCGCCATGAGATCGAGCATTTTGGTTTCGATTGCTCCCAACTCCTCCGCGAGCTCGCTCTTCTTATCGCGGATATCGATGAACTTATAGCCAAGGGTTTCCAGGGCTTTGATTTTGGGCAGGCTCACTCCCGGCGAATTTCCGAGATCGAGATCCTGACTCTGTGGACGGGCCATTAACTATCCTTTCTGTTTTGAGGTTTATTGGTTGAAGTGACTGCAGAGAAATTATCGGCGTCGATCCGGAGGCACAAAGGGCAAACCCACAAACGAAAAGATCTCCTCTTCACTGTGGACGGGATGATCGATGCACATACGTTTGTTGACGAATCCGGAGCCATATGCCTCGAGGTTCCAGCCTCTCTGTTTGGCCAGAGTCGCAACCTTGATATTCAGCATTTTTGGGCCAGTCCTGATAAAGAGCGTCATAAACCAGTTGCTCTCAGTCGTGAAAAAGAAATCGACCGGGATCCCGCTATTGGTGTGCACAGCCAGCTTGTTTTTTTCTCCCCACATTTCGCTTCCGGACGAATTGCGCCGCTTGCTAAGGGTGCTCCAATTAACCATTTCATCGATCTTATGCGCGGTGTGATCAACGGCGGTTTTCTTGTCCCCGAACAGATCGTCATCGCGAAGCTCGATCTTAGGGATGATCACAAACTCGATATCGGAAACGAATCGTAAGCCGCGGCGCAGGGAGCCGGCAACCTTGAGGCGCACGGCGTGAGGCTGCAGCGAGTTGTAGAGCTCACGCGCCACCTCGAGCGCTTTCTCGCGGGGAAACTTGCCTTTGCTCATAGCGGGAAAGGCAAAGTTTTACAGGTAAATCCCGCGGCTCCCTTGTGCCCCCCGCCTCCGTATTTCGCCGCAATCTTCGAAAGGTCCAAATCGGTTTTGTGCTTGGCGTGATACAGGCTCACTAACCATTGGCTGCCCATCCAGCAAAAGCCCAAGAGCGCGTCATGGCCAGTCGCCTCAATGTCGCGGCTCGCGAAAAACATCGAATTGAAGCGCGCAGAATTGATGCAAAGGAAATTGAGCTCTTCCCATTTCATCAGAAAGCTCCTGGCCCTGCAGGTGTCAGCATCGGATTGCTGCGCATAGCGCTGCGCGATGCCTCCGCCAAAGAGCATCGATTTGAGCAGCTTCTCATCGTTGGCGAACAGCGCGTGATACGTGCTGGGCCCAATCTCCCCGCACTTGAGCGCATACTGGAAAGTTTCGGCCGCGGGATTGCGCTTATCCCAAATGTCATACTCGCCGGCCAGTTGCACAGCCAGGGGCTCTTTTACCAGTCGATCAATAAACTCCTGCTTTTTGGGCAATCCTCCGCCGATGTTCCGGATGCTGTAGTTGAGAAACCATTGCCAAGCCAACCTGCACGCGGCAACTCCATCGATCCGATAGCCAGCAATGTGCGCAGGGTGCGAGAGGATCGATGTGGCATGATGATCGATCCAAATATACTTGCTGAAATCGACGCGATCGAGCGGCTGAATTTTGGGGTTATGCTCTTTTCCCGCCCATCCATCCTTGAAGATCCAGCCAAACGGCCGATCCAACGGGAGATCCATCACATAGATCAAGTCTGAGGAGATCAGGATCGAATCATGATTCAGCGGCTCATTGGGAAAGTCCCATCCGATAAACTCAACCTCAGGCGGAGGCGAGCCAGGGCTATAGCGATCGATGAGCAGGAAATGCCGTGCGATCTCGCGGCAGAAAACTCCATCGGCATCCGCACTGTGATGTATGACCGTAATTTTCATTGGGTTGGAGTGGCTGTTTTATTGGGGCTTGGGTCCAATCTGTTTCGGGTTAAACTTCGGCCCTTGAGATCGGATGATTACGTTGGTGAGAGCGGCGAGGCTTATGGGCCACGGAGTCATTTTCTGGATCGCTCGAAGGATCATTACAGAATCTCTTTCGAGTCGAACGGGAGTTTTTTTGCTTGCCATGATTCTCAGTGGTAGCAACGTGTATCACGCAACGCAACACTAAAATATGATCAAGTATCAGTTGGCTTGGCCAGAGAACTATACGGCCGTGAACGTCGAAATTGATATGATTCGCGCTGGCGGCAAGATTGAGCGCGGCGGCAAGAGCTACGGCGAGGGGCTCTTTCATCATTACCGGTGCATGTTCAATCTGCTCTGGCCAGAGGATGATCATCACCGTTGGAGTGATCTCTGCCTCAAGCGCAAGACTGAGCATGAGATCGTGATCATGATGGGCAGCGGCGACTCCAATAAAACCTACATCAGTTCCAAGTACGTCCTCTGCAATTGGTGGGTTCTTCCGTTCAATACCCTCTGGATCATTTCGAGCACAGAGTTGCGCGGCGCTGAGCTCCGGAATTGGGGCGCAATCAAAGGGCTCTTTAATCGAGCTCGAGAGCGCTTCCCCTGGCTGCCGGGAGTGGTCCTCGAGTCAAAGACGTGCATAACTCCAGACGTCATCTCAGAGGGCGGCGTTGCTGGCCGGCTCCTCACCAAGGGGATCATCTTTGTCCCCTGTAAAAAAGGCGGCCAATGGGTGGGCATGGGCGCGTACGCCGGAGTGAAGCCTCCCAAGGGCGGCCGCCTGGGCCATTTCGGGGATGAAGTCAGCTTCATGCATCCCAATTTCCTCAATGCTTACGCGAACTGGTACGGGAAAAACTTTGAGGCGATTTTGGACGGCAACCCCACTGACCTTGACGATCCGTTGTGCACGGCCGCAAAACCGATCGGCGGCTGGGAGGCGTGGAAAGACAACGGCAAAACGCAGGAATGGTTAAGCACATTTTACAATGCTTGGGTGATCGCTTTGGACGGCCGCGACTCGCCCAACATGGATCAACCCAAGAACCTGCCGCCTCGTTACCCGTATCTCATTCACTGGAAAAAGCATCAAGCAGTCCTCGCGCTCCATGGTCCAGACCATCCTCTTTACTGGCAGCAATGCGTAGGCAAACCGCTCCCTGGCACGGAGAAATTCAGAATCATCCCGCACTCGCTGCCAGAGACAAGCGGCGCGTACGATCAGGTTGTATGGGAAGGATCGGACATAACCGATATTGTCTCGCTGGATGCCGCTTACGGCGGCGAGGGTGGCGATCGCTGTATTCTCACGCACCTCCGTTTCGGCCGCGATATCGAGGGGCGCGACGTGATCGAGGTGAAAGCGCAGGTTACCGTCCCGGTTGCCGTTCAAACCGGAGGCGATCGAGTTGAAAAGCAGATCGCCAAATTCTGCAAATCCTATTGCGAGGGCTACAAGATCCCGGCCTCGAGCTTCTACTTCGACGGCCGGTCAACCCTGGCAGTCACCTTTGCTCAGGTGTGGTCTGCTGAGGTGAATGTTGTCGATTTCGGAGGGCCAGCCACCAAGCGGCCGGTTTCTCAGGATGAGTTTGTCATCGATAAGGACACAGGCGAAAAGCGGCTCAAACGCTGCGATGAGCATTACTCCAAATTCGTTACGGAGCTCTGGTTTTCCATCTACTACCTGATGATCGGCCGGCAGATTCGAAACCTGCCAAAGGATTGCGC